CAAACCAAGATAGTTGGTTTGTTTCTACAACTACTGTTTTAGCTAGATCAGGAAGTAATGGACAGAGTGCAACTTGTGGACCAACTATATGTACAGGTGGAACAGGTCGTGCGGGTGGATCTGCAGCAGGATCAATAGGAGATATAACATATTCTGGAGGATCTGGAGGTAGTACCGGAGGTGGCGGCGGCGGCGCTGCAGGTCTTATAAATACAGGTTCAAATGGTGCTAGTGGAGGAGGAGGAGGAATAGGAGGAGGCCCTTATGCTGGAAAAGGTGGAGATGGAGATATAGGACTTGATCAAAATGGATTACCAGGAGGTTATTTTGGAGCAGGTGGAGGTGGAGGTCCATTATTTGATAATGGAGACGGAACTTTTTCAGCAAATTCTGGCGGCGCCGGGGCACAAGGTCTAGTAATATTAGAATACACACCAATAATACAATCAGCAGTAGCAGGAGCATTTTTTAGTATTTTATAAAATAAGTATAATTAATAATAATATCAAATGGTAATAGATAGCGGTACAGCAACAAGTTCATTTTATGTTAGTGGAACACTATCAGTAACTGATGGCATTACAGGTTCATTATTTGGAACCTCTTCATGGGCTACCTCAGCTTCTTTTGCAGTAACTGCATCTAATAGTATAACCGCTTCATTTGCACTTAACGCTGGAGGTGCTACAGGAGATAAAATTGTTACAGGTAGTATAACAGCTTCTGTTAACGTAACAGGCGCGGCATTTAGAATTGATAGTGGATCTACTTCATTTGTTTATGTAAATAATATTGGTAATTTAGGTATAGGTACAACAGTGCCTGCTGCAAAACTTCAAGTATCAGGAACTGCTAACCTTTTAAATATTAGAGGATCAGGAAGCTCTGCTACACAATCACTATTCACAGTTGATGGAGCCGCAGGACGTCTATTTAGTGTAAATGACTCTCTTTCCGGATCCTTATTCTCGGTTAATACAATAGCGGGTTTACCGGTTATAGAAGCGTTTTCAGATAATACTGTCAGAATAGGTCAGTATGGACAAAAAGCATTATTTGTTTCGCAATCTAGAGTTGGTATAGGAACTGAAATACCAACCGCTTTATTACATATTACGGGTTCTACAGGAAATATTTTTGAACTTGATGGATCTGGATCTATTAATGCGTTAATTGTTAGTTCATCAGGACGTATAGGTATAGGTACTGATACTCCTGCAGGTAGATTTGATATTTCATATCCTGGAAATCTTAATGATCCGACTATTCTTTTAGGAGCAGATGATACAGGAGGAACATCTAGAACAAATAATACAACAAAAGTAGCTAGAATAGGAGTGGCTCACTATAGTAGTAGTGCAACTGCGTCTGCTATATTAATAGCTGATTCAAATGCTACTGATAATAGAGTATTTATTGGAGGAGGATCGTCTTATCTAAATGCTGCTACTCAAATTTTATTTTATACAGGTCCAACAACAGCTTCTTTAACAGGAACAGAAAAATTAAGAATTAGTGGTAGTGGACAAATAATAGTAAGTAGTTCTGTTTCAATATCTGGATCACTAACGGTAACTACTGGATCAATTAAAGGAAACGTTGAAACTAGTAGATTAATCTTTGGAACAGTTAATTCAAATCCATCTGTAAATCAAAATGATTTTGCTCCTGTAGGATGGGATGACGCAGATCCAGCAAAATCAACAACTATAGATATTTCTGGAAGTGCATCTATAAAAATAACTGGATTAGGTGGAGGAGTACATGGCCGAATTGCAGTTTTAAGAAATGCGTCTCCTGATAGACTTATAATATTAGAAGATAATGCAACATCTTCTTTATCTGGAAATAGATTTGATTTTAGAAATCCTGTATTTTTAATACCAAATGGAACTATACAATTACAGTATGATTCAACATCTTCAAAATGGGAACCAATAGGATCTTCAGAAGGTATTGGATTCCAAGAATTTTTTGATCAGTATGAAGAATTTTTAGGATTCAATATAGTATCTTCTAGTAGTACTGATACAGCAGGTCTTTGGACAGGAGTAGCTTCCGGAGCTTTTAGTTCTATTGGTACTAGTAGCTATTTACAAAATACAACAGAAAGACCTCTAGGTATTTACGATATGAATGTAGGTAGTACAGCAGCGGGTCGTGCACATATAGGAACAAGAACATCAGCATCAATACAACCAGGTTATGGGCAAGGAATAATGCTAACAAGATTAGCTTTACAGCAACCCGCAACCGCTACAGAAAACTTTCAAGTTTTTACAGGTTGGCATGATTCAATAACTGGTGGCGGTACTACATTTGGGTTTCCTAGAACTGGAATTTATTGGATGTATAATAGTGGATCAGGTGCTGCTGGTAGTAACTGGCAGGCTGTTGCCGCATCAGCAAGTTTATCTTCATCAGCTACTGTAGGACCTACTGTTGATAGTAACTATGTATGGCTTGGCATTTATGTAAATTCTCAATGGAATAGAGGAACTTGGTTCTATTCAACAGATACTGTTACCTGGTTTATAGCTCAAGATACAGCACCAAGTGGAAACTCTATTACAGGTTCTCAAATTGGATTTGGTGTAACTGCAGTCAAAGCAATAGGAACAACAGGAAGATTAATTACAATAGATGCCCTAGCACATAGGTATGATATAAATAGAAACTAAAAATATTTTACTAAAAATATATTTTAGATTATTTTTATATATTTATAAATAAACAATAATTTATGACAACAGTATTAATTATCTTAGCAGTTATTGCGCTTGGTTTTATTGTTTACAAATTAGAGAAAAAACCAAAAGAACTAAATCTTCCAGAAGCTCCTGAAAAAATTGAGCCAATTGAAATCACAGCTGCTAAATCAAGCTTAACTACAAAAGTAGTAAAAAAATCAACAGCAGTAAAAAAAGCAGGAACTACTGCAGTTAGAAAAACTCCTAAAAAACTTTAATAAAAATATAATCATATAATTTAATAGCTCTCCTAATAAGAGAGCTTTTTACTTTATCAATTTACTTTATATATTTATTATAAAATATTGTTATGGGAAAAATTACAGATAATGAGTTGCAAAGAATTCAATTAGTAAAAAGAGATGCAATTGAAGTTGCTACCGCTTTAGGAGAATTAGAATTTCAAAGAATCACAATAGAACTTTTAATTGAGCAAGAAAAAGAAAAAATAAAAGATATAAAAAAGAGAGAGCAACAAATCTTTTTAGAATTAAAAGAAACTTACGGAACAATTAGCATAAATATTGAAACGGGAGAATTTAACTAAAGTGTTTTGAATAAAGTATTGATATTTATTACTAGATAAAAATAATATAAATGGCCGAAACACTTATTAGCCCAGGAGTTTTCTTAAATGAAAACGATTTATCCCAGATAACACAAGGACCAATAGCTGCAGGCGCAGCAATTGTAGGCCCTACTGTAACAGGTCCAGTAAATCTTCCTACATTAGTAACTACCTATTCACAATACAAAGCTCTATTTGGAGCTGCGTTTATTTCAGGAGGTGCTAACTACGAATATTTAACTAGTATTGCAGCTCTTAATTATTTTGAACAAGGAGGAAGTTCTCTTCTTGTTACGAGAGTGGCTTCAGGATCTTATACACCGGCAACTGCATCTATTCAAGCACAAGACGGAACTAGAACTTCTTTTGTGTTAGAAACACTTTCAGTTGGTGATGTAATGGATAACTTTAGTGCATCTATGTATAGCGTAACTGCATCTTCTGGATTATTATCTTCTGGTTCCTCTGCTAATATTCGTTGGGAAATTACTTCCGCAGATACAGGATCAGGATTATTTAGTCTTATTATACGTCGTGGTGATGATTATAACAATAGTAAAACTATTTTAGAAAGCTGGAATAATCTTTCTCTTGATCCTAATCAAAATAACTATATTTCTTATGTTATTGGTGATCAAGCAGTAACTGTAAAAACAGATGAATATGGTGAAAATTATATTCAATTAAGTGGATCATATCAAAATAAATCTAGATATGTAAGAGTTAAATCTGTAAATTTATCTACTCCTGGATACTTTGATCAAACAGGTCAACCAAGAGCCCAATATACAGCATCTTTACCAGAAACTAGTTTCCCTCTTATAAGTAGTTCTTTCCAAGCATCAGGTGGATACGGTGGATTTGGTAGCGCAATTGGAGCAATTTATGGATCTTTTGGAAAAGCTGCGGTTAATTTGTTTGAAGCAATTCCTAGTCAAAATTCAGTAGTTTCTAGTCCTGCTACAAATATTCAAGGATTGCACGCTAGTGATTATAATGTAGCTCTTAGTCTATTAGCTAATAAAGATGCTTATGATTTCAATGTGATCTATGCACCAGGATTAACTACACAAAATGCTTCTAGTACTGTATCTGATATTTTACTTCTTGCACAAGGTCGTGGAGACGCTATTGCAGTAGTAGATATGGTAGGATACGGACAAAATATATCAACAACTGTAAGTAATGCATCAACTTATGATAACTCATATGGTGCAACATATTGGCCGTGGGTTCAAATTAGAAGTCGTGAAACAGGAAAAATTAATTTCGTTCCAGCTTCTACATTAGTTCCTGCTGTATATGAATACAATGATAAAGTATCTGCTGAGTGGTTTGCACCTGCAGGTATGAATAGAGGTTCATTATCTACAGTGCTTCAACCAGAAAGAAAATTAACTGTTAATGATAGGAATACACTTTATCAAGGTAAAGTAAATCCAATAGCAACCTTCCCAGGTGTTGGAACAGTAATCTATGGACAAAAGACACTTCAACAAAAGCCATCTGCTCTTGATAGAGTAAATGTAAGACGCCTGTTAATTGCCCTTAAAAGTTATATTGGTCAAATTGGTGAGACAATTGTATTCGAGCCAAATACTCAAGTAACTCGTAATAAATTCTTAAACCAAGTTAATCCTTACTTAGAAACAGTACAACAAAGACAAGGTCTTTATGCTTTCCAAGTAGTTATGGATGAAACTAATAACACACCAGACGTAGTAGATCGTAATCAATTAGTTGGTACAATCTATTTACAACCAACAAAGACTGCGGAATTCATTCAACTTGATTTCAACATTCTTCCAACTGGTACTTCATTTGGCCAATAAAATAAATAAAATTTAAGATGAACGATAATACAATCCTAAGAATTAAAGTACCTGCTCACTTATATGAAAGTGTAAAAGAGCAATTAACATTAAAGGAAAATAAAAAGCAGCTTCAAGAAGAGATTACTGCAACTGATGAAGAACTTATGGCCTTCTATGAGAAAGTTAAGCAAGAAGTAGAAGCCGGAACAGATTTAGAATCAGCAATTCACTATGCAAAGTTTGATATGAATAATCCAGACGCTGCTAAAGAATTATCTTCTATGAATGAAGCCAAAAAACAAAATTATGGTGCTGGTTATTCTGTAGTAAAAGAAAAGAAAATGAAAACTCCTAAAGACGGAATGAAAAAAGTTGAAGAAGATAAAGGATACATGGGAACCGGATATGATTCTCCTGAAGAGATGGGAGTATCTATGATTAAAAAAGAAACAAAAGATAAAGAAATGGAAAAGAAAACTCGCACATTAGACGAATTAAAAGCTGCTAAAGCTAAACTTAATAAGAAGATTGAAGAAATGGAAGGTGGAAATGAAAAAGGAGAAAAAATTGAAGAAGGTGGTGTTTTTGCTGATCCTAATTTCTGGGCTGGTATTGGAGGTCTACTTCTTGGATCTGTTCCTTTCATCAAATTAAAATATGATCAATGGAAGTATGCTAAGACTCCTGAAGAAAAGAAGCAAATGGAAAAAGAGTTGGCTAATGCTATTCAAAGTAAGATGTCTGGTGGCATGTAATAAATAATTTTGTTATCGAATATTTATAAGTAGATTGCCAATAGTTTACAGACATATAAGAAAAGATAAAAATAAGCCGTTTTACATAGGAATAGGAGAGTCTGAAGATAGAGCTTACGAAACAAAAGGTAGAACAAGAGCTTGGAAAAATATATCAAAGAAAGGTTACGACGTAGAAGTTCTTTTTAATGATCTGAGTTGGGAAGAAGCCTGTGAGAAAGAAGTAGAGTTTATAGCTCTATATGGTAGAAGAGATAAAAAGGCTGGCACTTTAGTTAATATGACTGATGGAGGTGAAGGTACCGTTGGATATAGACACACAGATAAGACAAAAGAAAAGTGTAGATTAGTTACATCAGGAGAGAATCACCCTTTTTATAATAAAAAAAGGCCTGATCACGCTGATAAAATGAAAGGTGAGAATAACCCTTGTTTTGGTAGAATTGGAGATAAACATCCGTTTTTTGGAAAAGAGGGGTATTGGAAAGGAAAAACTACTTCGGTTGCTAAAAAAATAGTTTATGAAGGAATAGAATTTGAATCACAAAATAAACTAGCAAAATATTTAAATAAATCAAGGTCATACATCACAAAATTGATTAAACAAGATAAATTATAACAATATGCCTGTCCTCGATCCGAATGAGATAATGTTTACGGCGTTTGAACCTACAGTATCAAATCGCTTTGTCATGTACATAGATGGTATTCCATCTTATATGATTAAAAAAGCTGATGCTCCTGGTGTTACTTTAAACGAGATCAAAATAGATCATATTAATGTTTATCGTAAGATCAAAGGTAAAGCTGAGTGGAAAGACATGACTTTAGCACTTTATAACCCTATTTCTCCTTCTGGACAACAAGCTGTAATGGAATGGGTACGTCTTCACCATGAGTCAGTAACTGGTCGTGATGGTTACTCTGACTTTTATAAGAAAGACCTAAACCTTTCTATCATCGGTCCAGTAGGTGATATTGTAAGTGAGTGGATTATTAAAGGTGCTTTCATTAAAGAAGCCTCTTTCGGAAGCTATGACTGGTCAACATCTGATCCAACTGAATTAACTATCTCAATAGGAATGGATTATTGCGTTTTGAACTACTGATATAATATTAAGTGTTTAACTACTAATAGAAAAAAACAAATATTTAAAAAGAAGCTCCTTACTAGGGGCTTTTTTTATTTTAAAAAACTAAATATTAGTATATTTATATATAAATACATAGTTTATGTCAGAACAAAAGTTTACGATTCCAACAGAAATGATAGACCTACCTTCAAAAGGTCTAATTTACCCTAAAGAAAGTCCTCTATCATCAGGACAAATTGAAATGAAGTATATGACAGCAAGAGAAGAAGACATTCTTACGAATGTTAATCTACTTCGTCAAGGCCTTGCAATTGAAAAAATGCTTAAATCACTTATTAAGTCTCCTATTAATTATGATGATCTCACTTTAGGTGATAGAAATGGTCTTCTTATTGCAGCTAGAATACTAGCTTATGGTAAAGACTACTCCTTTAAGTACAAGAACTCGAATACAGACGAGGAAGAGACCGTGAATGTAGATCTTCAAGATCTTAAATATAAGGTCATGGATGAGTCCCTATTCAACAATAAGAATGAATTTGATTTTATCCTACCATATTCAAAAAATACAGTTACATTTAAAGTACTTTCAGTAGCAGAAGACAAAAAAATTGATGAAGAGATTAAAGGTATGAAAAAAATGGTTGGTCAAGAAGCCGGCTTAATTTCTACTAGATTAAAACATCAGATCCTTTCTGTTAATGGAGATTATTCTACAAAAACAGTTCGAGATTTTGTTGATCAAGGATATCTCCTATCCAGAGATGCAATAGAGCTTCGTAGACAGATTGAAAAGGTAACCCCTGATATTGATCTTAATATTACATTTCTTTTAAAGGATGGCACGGAGGTATCTTCAGGCCTTCCAATGACGGCTGAATTCTTTTTTCCCGGGGCATAGTTATAGATCTCAATTCATGACAGAAGTATTTGAACTCACCTACCATGGCGGTGGTGGCTTCACTTATTCTGAGGTCTGGAACATGGACATTCCTAAACGCCGATTTAATCTAAAGAAGATAAATGAATATCTTGAGAAGGTTGAAGAGATTCGTAATGAGTCCAGACAGAAGATAACAGAGAAGACAGATCCCAATAAATTAAAGATCCCAGATTTTGTAAAATCTAAATCTGAAGAAAGTAC